CGCCAGCCGGGGCCGGCTGGATGCCCGGAGGAACTACGCCGCCGGAGTGGATGCCAACAGCAACCAGCGAATGGCCAGCGATCGCAGCTATGTGCTGAATGCGCTGAATCAAAGCAATGCGGTCTTCGATCCCTACACCCGCATGTATGGCAGGGGCGGCAGCCAGGCGAGCGGTCAGGTCTCCGGACCGGCGCAATACGGGAACTACCTATCCTCTGCCAATAGCGTGGGAGCCACCAACCAAAGTGCCCTGCTTTCCGGCATGAGTCTGCGGCAGGATCAGGCCCAGTTCGACGTCAACCGTGAGGATAGTTATTACTTCTCCAACCAAAACATGATCAACGGCAATGCCAACGCAGCCGCCGCCCGGCAAGCCAGCATGAAGTCTGGGCTGCTAAGCGCCGGGGCCAGTCTGGCAGGTGCTGGTATTGCTGCCGGAGTCGGCACTGCGGGCGGCATGGCAGGCCTTGGCAGCGGCGTGGGCATGGCCCTGCTTTCTCTTCTTTAACTTAACTTTATAACAAATATGGGTGCTTACTCTCCACGATCCGACCTACTCAGCGCGTCCATCGACCGCGAAACGCAGGGCATGGGCCCGGCCATCGCCGCCGCCGGCCAATCCATCGCCAACGGCATCGGCCAATGGGCCAGCAACCGCGCCGCAGCCCAGGCTGCGGATGTGGAATATGAGGGCCTGCAATCCCTGTACCCGGAGGCGGCCGCGAACATCGACCCGGAAAAATTCCACGCCGCCAACTTGGCCGGGAAACAGAAGCTCCTGGGTATGGCCAAGGGATACATGTTGGAATCCCAGCAGAAGCAGGATCTGATGCGGAAGGAAGCCATGATGGAGAAGGAGAACGCCCTGCGCTCCCAGCTCCAGACGATCACCACGCAGGACGGCGGGACGCTCATCCTGACCGGGGATGGGAGGGTGGCTTATAATAACCGACCGGACCCCGTGACGCCGGCCCCCGGGCCGATCAGTGAGCAGACCCTCCCCGGTGGGGGCAGGGTCATCACCCAAGGAGGTGAGATCAAGCGATTCATTGACGCGCAGCAGCAGCCCGGCGGGCCGAAATACGAGGACATTCCAATGCCGGACGGCAGAACCCTGCGCCGGTTGGTTGCCAATGGCAACGTTGTTTCAAATGCGCCTGCCTTTATTCAGGAAAAAGGGTCAATGGGTATGACTCCGGGAGGACTACCCATCCGCAGTCAAGGTAAACTAACGGAAATCCAACAAGGCCAGTTTCCTTCTGCCGCCGGGCAACAGCCGCAAGTGCGGCAGGGCAAGGATGGCAATTGGTATCGGGTAAGCGCGGATGGGGTGACAGCAGTGCCCGTGAATGGGGCTGCCGCAGGCGCGGTAAATCCACCGGCTTCCGGACTCCCCTCTTTCCTGAACTGGAACGCAAACCAGTGAAACCTGACCCCGCCCCTGACCCCTCCCCGGATCATGAACGCCTGCCCCTGGATGCCAAAATCATGATCATCCTCCTGCTGTGTGTGCTGTCCCTCGGCGGGGTAGTTCTGATCTGCGGGCTGCTGACTTTACTTTTCCGCTTTTAATACCCATCCCATAACATGGATCCCACAACAATAGGCACATGGGCGGATACCCTGACCTCCGCGCCGGAGTGGCAGCAGGCAGATGCCGCCGCCCGGTCCAAGATGATCCGGTCATATAGCATCTCCCAGCGCACCAACAACCCGGACCCGGCGGCGCACGCGGCCTTGGTGCAGGAACTGTGGACGCGCAATGAGCCGGGGTGGGTGCGCTCCACCGCTGGGTTCATCGGCAACGCGGTCAAAGAGGTGGTGGCCAGCTTCCCGGCTTCCGGTGCCGCCATTGTCCTGGCGGGCACGGATGCGGCGGGCCTGACGGATACCGGCTCCGGCGGACGCTTGATGCAGGGCGTGAAGACGCTGGCGGATGGCACGCTGCAGCGCATCAAGAGCTTCGACCCTAACGACCTGCAGGAGAACCGGGACGGCGGGCTGGAGCTGTTGAAGGCGGACATCGACCAGCGGACCTACCCCGCCGGCGTGGAAGCCTGGCTGTCCGGCGAGGCTGAGGACAAGCTGGACAAGCCAGCACAAGAATACGTGCGACAACTGACCGATGGCCTGGCCACGGCCGCCGTCCGCGCGGACCATGGAGCAGAGGCCCCCCCGGACCGGTTCGCGGCCTACAAGCAGAGCGGCCGCTATCTGGGGAACCGCCAAGGCGAGAACGGTCCACCCGCCCGGGAGTTCCTGGCCGATTACATCGCCACGGGCGAGCCCTCCTCATGGGAGGCTTTTTCCAATAAGGTGAAGCAGACCGATGCTCAATGGAAGGCCGAGGTGCGCAACGCACCCAAGCTGCAGGAGGCCAACCGCATCGCCGGGCGAGACCCCGGATTGCTGGACAGCCTGGCCCTGCGCGGCATGGACATGCAGGGCAGTCCTATCGATCTGGCCACGGCCGTGATCCCGTTCCTGCGCGGGACCAAGGCGCTAAAGGCGGCCCGCACCGGCGCGGCAGGCTTTGGCCGGGAGCTGGCGAAGGGGGCCGCGATGGAGGGGGTGCAGGAGTCCGGCACCACCTTCCTGCAGGATCCCAATGCCAGCAATGCACAGGTCTTCAAGGATGGTCTCAGCGGGGCCATCGGCGCGGGCGTGGTGGAAACCGGCGGGCACCTAATGGGCAAGGCCGTCAATGCCATGCGGGACCGGAACGCCCCCGGTCAAGCGCCAGCACTTGTAGAGTCATCCCCCCCCCAGGACACTACAACTGCAGCCCCCGGCCCGGACGCCAGCCTGTTCCCCGACCCGTCCGGAACGGAGCCCGCGATTGCCACCAGACAAGCGGCCCCCATCCCCACCGCCGGCCGCACCACCGCCTACGGCTACCGGGGAGACTCCACGCCGGACCCCAACAGCTCAGCCGGGATCGGGGCCTTTGTGCCGGATGTGGAAGCCGCCAAAATCAAGCGGGGCGAACCGAGCGAATACCGCCTGCGCCCCGGTGATCTGGCAGTTTCTCCCGATATCGAGAATCAATTCCGTGAGCAAGGCATCCGCCCGAAAGATACCGTCACCATCCATTACAGCAACGGCACCACCCACACTGGGCGCTGGATGGATGTCACCTCCGACAGCTTGAGTGGCCGCTACGACCTCTATAGCCCTGACGGCCCGCCTGCCAACGATGGGAGCAAAATCACCGGGTTCACTGCGGGCGCTTCCAGGGCGCAGGCTGCACCGACGCTCACGCCGCCAACGGCCACGGATCCCACCGGCACTGTGCCGGAGACTCGGGAGACGCTGCTCGAGCAGCGCCGCCGCGTCCTCAGTGGACAGCGCCCGGCCATGCTCTTCCCCGGCATCGATCCAGAGCAGGTGCCTGCGGAATACCAGCCCGGGCAAGATGAGGGAGTGCTCCTCACCGCCACCCCCGCCGGGACGTTTCTGCATGGATTCGATGTCAGCTCCTCCGAAATCCAGCAAGCCGTGGAGGAAGGTCGCACCGGCCACCTCCTCGGCATGGCCACCCCGTCCAAGCCGGACGGGGCCAGCGCCGCCATCGTCCAGCGCACCGCCGCTGGCACCGAGGTGACCGCCGCCGCCGTGACCCCCGACACCGCCCAGGCCACAGTGGAAATGCTGCGCAACAACAGCAGCCCGGGCGATACCATCACGGTGGAAATGCCGGAACAGGTTCTGCAGCAGCGGCTTGACCCTACGGTAGTATTTCCCGCAAATACTACCCAAGCCCAAGCCCAAGCCCAAGCCCAAGCCCAAACCCAAGCCCAAGCCCCTATGGTGGATGCCCCGGCTGGCGTGTTGGAATTCGCCTTCCGTCAGGCGCTGGCCCGCCAGCAGTCCCTCGGTTCTGCCCCTGCCCCTGCTGCTTCTGCTCCCGTCACCCCGGCGGCTTTGGAAGAAGCTTACCGTCAAGCCGTCGGCCTCCCTGCCCCTGCCCCGGTAATGCCCCAATCTGCCCCGGCAATGCCCCAACCTGCCCCGGCAATGCCCCAATCTGCCCCGGCTGGAGGTTCAGATAATGTCAGCACCTCACAACGCGTGGAGCAGTGGGCGGACCGGAAGATTGCAGACAGCCGGGGCAAGATGCTCAGTGGCGTGCCGGATCCCGAGCTGCTCGCCGCCTACGCCGTCAAGGGCTCGCTCCTGATCGCCCGGGGGGTGCGCGATCTGGCCGCGTGGACAGCGGAGATGGTGCGGGAATTCGGCGAGGCCATCCGCCCGCACCTACCACAAATTTATGCGCAGGCCACTGCCGGCGCTGTAGGAAGATCCATGGTGCTGGGTGCCCGGCCCGGGGAATACGGGTGGAAGCCATCCGGCATCGCTGCTACGGAACAGGAGCAGCGGGCGCTGACGGCGGAACTGGCCGACCTGAACAAAGACCCGGACCAAAACGGTGAGAGGATCAAGGAGATCGAGGCGGAGTTGCGCGGGATCGCGTCGAAGACTTTGCCCGGGCCGGTGACTCACCCTACCCAGGCGAAGCCCCGCCTGGAGCGGATCGGAGTGGCGGCTGGAAAGATCCTCAAGTCTGCCAAGGTGGGACAACTGTTGTCCGACCTGTATGGCATCACCGGGCTGGAGGTGCAGCCCATCACCGGCACCTGGGAGGGGAACCGGGAGCCATCCTTCGTGGTCCGCAGTGCCACCATGACAGATGAGCAGGCGGCCCAAGCAGGGGCCCTGTTTGGTTTCGCCTGGGCGCAGGATGCCACCGTGGTATCCCGGCCCAACCCCAGCCTGACGGAGGGCATCCCCTCCTATTTCATCGGCTCAGGAAAACGCTTGTCGGAAAAGCAAGTCAATGCGATCCATCAGGCGGCACGGCAGAGGGGTCTCGACTTCTCCACCACGCCCGATGGGAAATCGGCCCAGTTCCTTTACTTTGGGGGCGAGGCGGATTTGCCTGCCTTCACTCAATCCATTGCAGACATCCAGCGGCTTGCCGGTCTAACGGAAAGTCATCATGAACTCGTATCCTCCGACCTCAATGAAACACAAACCAATTTCTCGGGAAGCGATGGAAGCAGCAGGAAAGCCGCATGGCTTCACGCCACTGCCGAAGGACAGTCCCTATTTGAAAGAATCGTTCATGATCTTGTCGCCCCGTATGCAAAAGCCATCGGATCCGAGGGTTATCGCTTCGACGTCAACCTCTACGCCCAGCGATTCGGACTGACGCCGGCGCAGCGGGACATCGTCGCCGACGCCTTGTATCCGACGAATGGCAAGCTGAAGAGCGCGGTGCCCATCATGGAGGGCAAAGTGGACCTCGGGGTGGAGGGGGTCACGACCAAGGAGGGCCGCTTCGTGGCCAGCGTGACCAATGTGGTGTGGTCTCTCCAGAACTGGAGTGCCCAGCGGGGCCTCATCGCGCCGGATGACTACTCCCCAAAGGCGGGGAAACTGATTGCTCAGACCATCGCCGACGAGGTGGCATGGCATGTCAGGAAGGCAGCGGAATCCGGGAAGCGCTCCGCCATCGGGTGGTATGACCGTGCGCTCAAAGCCGCCAAAGCCATCTACTCCTCCATGTTCTCCGAGCTAGATGTGAATGGAGCGGAATATGATCCTGACAAGGCCATGATCTTCGATGCCATCCTCGGCATTGCCAGTCAGGGGAACAACGTCACCGACAACAGCGTGATGGCGGTGCGGGTCTATGCCAACTGGCGCAAAGGAGGGAAAACCATCACCGAGGCCGTGCAACCGGTAACGGGAACCTTTGGATCCAAGACGGTGGCCATTGAGAATAACTACCTGAAGCTGGAGACGCTGCTGAAGAATAACTCCTACGCCGACCTGCGGAAATTTCTCAATAAAACGGACACGGTGGGCAACATCAATGCCTACCTGAGAAAGAACAAAAACCTGTGGTTTAACGGGCAGCCGTTGAAGGTAAAAGGAGCAGCCAAACAAACGGTGACAGGATGGATGGTCTTCGGACCCAAGATTGGCAGCTTCATCAATAACCTCCACGGCGACTACTCCACCCTGACGGCGGACCTGTGGTTCAGCCGGACATGGAACCGCATCCTCGGGTGGAGCTTCATCCACTCTCCTGCGCTCGAGGCGCAGCAATACCTCGCGCTGAGGGATGCCATGGTGGCAGAGTATACCAACGACAAGTCGGTCAGGAAAATGGAGAAGGGCAAGCCCATCTACTGGGACCATGGCACCGATGTGACCAAGCTGAACCTGTCGCCGGAAGAGTTTGATCAATTTATCAATGACCCCCAAAGGATGCTGGACTTCGCCGCCGAAGTCGAGAAGGTATTCCGCACTGGATACCGGGAAGGACAGAAAAAGACGACCAGCTACAAAGACAAGTCGGCTGTCAGGAGGGCGGCGAAGACGTGGGTCGAGAACCGGGAGAATGTGGAAGAAGCCCCGCGCTCCGACCACGAGCGGATGTTCCAGCAAGACGTGATGGAGAAAGCCCAGCGGATGCTCAAGCGCATGGGTATCGATATCAACATCGCCGATATGCAGGCAGCGCTGTGGTATAACGAGAAGGATCTGTATGCCACGCTGGGATCCACGACTAAACTTTCCGCACCGGCAGACTACGAGGACGCCGCCAAAACCACATTCGCCCGGATCCAAAATGGAACGCTCTACGAGCGGATCGGCAAAGAGAAGGATGATGCAGGGGAAACCGCAAGTCCCCGGATCCAACCCAGAGAGTGGGAGGCTGAAATCTTCAGCGGGTTGGACGCTGCCGTGGCGGCCGAGGTGGCGCAAGCTGGAGCTGAAGCGCCGCTCACCCCTGCCCAACGCGCTGAGCAGTGGGCGGATAAAACCATCCAAGAAGGGAAAGGCAAGATGCTCTCCGGCGTGCCGGATCCTGCCCTGATCACCGCCTACGCGGTGAAGGGCAGTCTCATCCTTGCCCGTGGCATCCGCGACTTCACGCAGTGGAGCGCCGTCATGCTGCGCGAGTTCGGCGAAAGCGTCCGCCCGCACCTCAACAAGATCTTTGCCCAGGCCACTACGGCCGTGGACACCCCTCTCACGGATAGCACCATCCCCGCCACCCCGGACGGCCCGCCCATCAATATCTTCGGCCAGCGGGTGGAGGCAGACGCCCGGCTGCGGGAGTCCTGGCGGGCCCGCTTCACGCCCGCAGAGTATTCCCCCTTCACGGAGGAGGAGCTAGCCCGGCAGGTGCGCGAGTGGATCGGCCGGGAAGGCGGCCTGGAAGGCGCGGCCCGGCTCTTCCTGGATCCCGCCGCCGGTCTCCGGGATTATGAGAGGAACGCGCTAGGGCAGCAGCTCGCCATCGGCCTGGACCTCCGGGCCCGCCGCGCGGAAAACACCGGCAATGCCCCCGCCGTGCATCAGGCGGAAGCCATGCTCGATGCCGTGGTCGCCCAGCTGGAGACGCTGGCGACCCAAGCCGGGCAAGCCCTCCGCGCCTTCGGCCTCTGGGCCAAGTTCTCCCCGCGCGGCATCATCCGCCAAGTCCAACGGCAGACCGACCGGGTGCGCACCGAGCATGTCCAGACCACGCTCGCCACCACCCCGGCGGCAGTGGTGCAGGCCACGAAACAAGCCGCCGCCGAGGCCAAGGCGGAAGCGGACAAGGAACGCGCCGCCCGGACGCCGGACGCCGCCACCAACTGGATTGCCAGGCTGGCCCGCAGCCAGAGCGACACCCTGAGCTGGGGCACCGCCGGCACCCTGAGCGAGTTGGAGAAGCTGATCCGCGCCCACATGAAGGACATCAACCCCGCCTTCGCCGCACAGGCCGCCGCCCTCGGGGTGCCGGATCACGAGGCCGGCGTGCTCGACCGGCTGGTGCTCGAGGAGCACCGCCGCAGCGCCGCCATGGCCAAGGATCTGGCCATCCTCAAGCTCACGGAGAAGCTCACCAAGCCCAAGGTCACCCGGAAGGCCGCCGCCAAAATCCCCCCGATTGCCAAGGCCCTGATGGAAGGGCACGCCGCTGGGGCCCTCACCGACCGGTGGTTCCTCGACGCCTACGCCACCGCGTTTGGCCTGCCTAAGTTCACCCCGGAATTCGCCGCTAGGATCCGCACCCTGGCCGACCGCGTGAACGCCGCACCGCAGGGCAGCTGGCTGCGCAATCTGGCCCAGCGAAATCTTCTGGCCGCCCTCTCTCACCACGAAAGCATCCCGGTGGGGCAAATGCTCACCGCCTACTGGTATGCCAACATTTTGTCAGGCATCGGCACCCAACTGGTGAACGTCAGTGGCAACGCCACCCAGCTGCTCGGCAAGACGCTGCAGGTGGTCCTCACCAACAACCCCAGGCACACGGCCCAGTTTATCAGGGGCATGCTCAAGGGGGCCGCCGAGGGAGCCAAGCAAGGCTGGGAGGCCTTCAGCAAGGGCATCCCTGTCATGAAGGGCGAGACGGAATGGCAGCGGCACGATGTCCTCGAAATGTTGTGGAGTGAGAACCCCAGAAACTTCAAGGAGAAGCTGGCCAGAGTAGGTGCCGCCTCCTGGGGGCGCTACGTCTTCCGCAGTCTCACCGCCATGGATAGCTTCTTTTTCAACACGGCCAAGGAAGGCCGCGCCTGGCTGGAGACCTCCCGCGCCCTGGCCAACGGCGGCAACCTGAAATCCACACTCGGCTTTGACGCCGCCACCTGGACCGCCGCCATGGACCAGGCCAAGCTCGACCTGCAATCCGCCGGCACCTCCACCCCGACCGCCCGGCAGATCGATCGCCGCGCCTTTGAGATCGTGGAAGGCAAGCGCTCCGCTGAAGTCCTCGCCACGGCGCGCCGCTTCGGCGGAGAGGCCACCTACAACTACGTGCCAGAGGGGACCATGGGGGCATTTGCCGAGGTCGCCAATCTGCTGGTGCGCCGGATCCCGGTGGCGAGGATGGTCATCCCGTTCGTGAACATCGTCGCCAACGTGGCAGATCAAGCCCTCGACTACACCCCCGTGGGGGCAGTGAGGGCCTTCAAAGGGGGGCACCTTTTCAACCAGCAAGGCGCTGGACTGACGCGGCAGCAACGCGCCGAGAAGATGGCCGCCTCGGTGATCGGCATCACCGGGGCCGGCCTGCTCTACCTCCTCGCCAAAGGCAACGAAGACCAGGACGACGAGCGCGTGCCCTTCATGGTCTATGGCTTGGGCCCCACCGACAAAGCCAAGCGCGATCAAATGCCGCGCGGATGGCGTCCCTTCACGATCAAGATAGGATCCGCCTACATCTCCTACGCGGAAACCCCTCTCGGTCTCATCCTATCCGCTGTGGGCACCAGCATGGACCGCCGGCGCTACGGTGGCCGGAAGGACAGCGACGAGCCATGGCAACGCGCCCAGGCCATCCTTGCCGGTAGTGGGGCAGCACTCATGAAGACCGGCGTCCTCTCCAGCATGGACAAGCTCTTCGGCATGCTCGACGGCACGGCCAAGCCCAACAGCATCGCCTACCGCACCGCCGCCGGGCTGATCCCGGCGCAGGGGCTCCTGCGCAACATCGCCCAGGCCATCGACCCTACCAAGATCGACACCGGAAGTTTCAACGGCACCATGCTCGCCAACCTCCCCGTGCTGAAATCCCAAGGCCAGCCCGCCATCAACCTCTTCGGCGAGCCGGTGAGGGAACCCGGACCGTGGGTCATCAATCGGCTGATCACCCAGCAGGACCGCAGCGACCCCGAGGCCTCCTGGCTGGCCCGGAATCGCCTGAGCATCTCCGGCATCGACAACGAAGTGGCCCTGTCTCAATACCTCGACGACACCCCCAGCGAGTTGCGGGCCACCGCCGCCGCCGCCGGCCTGCGAGGCCTCGCTGCCGACCGTTATGTCCGCGCTGCCGCCCTCGAGCGGATCACCAACGGCTACCTCACCGATGACCAGCGCACCGCCCTCATCCGCAGCGCCGGCCCCGGCACCCGGAACGCCGTGAAGAAGCTCCGCCGGGAGATCGAGACCGGCCAATACCAGCCAGCCTCCCCCGCCGCCCTGCAGCGCCGCCTCAGCGACTACGTGACCACCGTCCGCCGCATCGCCCGGATTCAATTGGTAAAATAATAGAAGTTTCCAAATCTGCAAGTTTGTGCTTGCGTCCTATTAGCTACCTGCCAATAGTAAGCCGTGAAGCCCGTGCCACGGGTGAAACAAAGCGGCCCAAGGAGTGCGTCAACACTCCGCTGGGCCTAGACCAGAGTCGACAGAACCAACTCCAAATCATGAAACAAAACTATGTCAGAGGAACTGCGCCGCAAGCTGAAAGACGCACGGGCCAAATTGGGATTATCCCAAGCCCAATTCGCCAAACAAATCGGGATGCCGCGTGGCACCTTGATCAAGTGGGAAAACGATCAGTCAACCCCGCAGGGCTTGTCCCTCAAATTGATCAACGAGATGCTGGACAAGATCCTGAGCGATACTGGAAACTGACAGAGGAGCACAACGCCCAGCTTGCTGCGCTGGCGGGCCGCACCGGACTGAAGGCGGAGCAAATCCGCTGCCTCGCCGTCCGGGCCCTGCTGAGCTATGCGGAGGCGCACGGGGGCACCCTGCACCTGCCGCTGGACTTTACTGCTCTCTGGATCAGCTCAACCCCTGCCTGCTTAACCCATCCATGATCCGCCTCCTTGATCCCCGCGACGAACGAATCACCGCCACCACCCGAGCCCGCTTCTGGGCCCGGGTGGACCGGCGCGCTGCCGATGAATGCTGGCCATGGAAAGGAGCCATGGCCAGCAAGGGCTACGGCAGAGCCTTCCTGGATGACATGGTCCGCGTCCTCGCCCACCGGCTGGCCCTCCTCATTGATGGCCGCGCCCTCACAGCGGACTGCCCGGATGCCCTGCATTCCTGCGACAACCCCATCTGCGTCAACCCCGCCCACCTCCGCGCCGGCCACAAGCTCGCCAACGCCAAAGACATGGTAGATCGCGGCCGCGCCCTCACTGGCGACCGCGCCCCCTTCCGCGCCAAGCCCGAAGCCTGCCCACGAGGGGAAGTCCATTTCAACCACGTCCTGACCGAGAAGGAAGTCCGGGAGATCCGCTCAAATTGGACGCCAGAAAGCGAGTCCTACTGTGAGCTTGGCAGGCAATACGGGGTGGACTCATCGACCATCAGGAAAGTCTGCCTTGGACTGACCTGGAAGCACCTGGGAAAAGATGAACCGCCGCATCCCCCACCTTCCCCGCCAGCCCCCCCGCCAAAGCGGAAGTATTATCCAGAAAGCCTATCAAAGTGGAAGGGAACTTTCGATGGAAGCCGGAAACCAAATCAACCCCTGAAGGACTTTGAGGTTGCGGAAATCCAGCGCCGTGTCCGGGCCGGGTTCACCATGAAGGAGGTTGCCCGGACGTTCCATATCCATCCAGATACCGTTTCCAAGGTGATGAAGCGGAAAACAGATTGACTCCCGGGCACTTTTGGTATAATAATCGGTATGAAGTCCCCGCCACGTTCTGTAACTTGTTCAAAATGATCTTAATTATACCTGCGAACGGGCCGCTTTTAACCATCTGGTCCTGGGTTCGAGTCCCAGCCTGTCCACCATCTTTCAGCCTCATCCGGAAACGGATGGGGCTTTTTTGTGTGCTGATTTACAGGGGGTTACGGGGAAAATGGAATATTCTGGAGTTCGTTTGGGTCTGGATGGCTGAATTTTATTTGCTTGAGTTTGCTTGACGTGACAGATTCCTGTGGTATAAAATCCGGTATAATCAACCCAGCCCACCAATGACCACTACCGACACCGACACCGACACCGACACCGACACCGACACCGAGCTTCAAGCCGCATACGCCACCGGCAACAAATCCGAAATCATTCGCCTCGCCTTCTTGGTCATGGCCAGCACCGCAGCTCCCATCAAAACCCCAAGCCGCCGGCTGGGTCGTCCTGAAGCATTCCCAGTGGGCTATGACTTTGAATGCGCCATCCTCCGCCGCGATGAACGCCCCAACAACAACCACCTCTTCGATTAACCGCCACGCACCAACCAGAACCAACTACCACCACTGTCATGAATACCGAAATCAACGCACTCATCGAGATGATCAATTCTAAAACGGAGAAGCTCATGGACCAAGGCATGGGTGTAGATGCGGCGTTTGCCGCTGTCATGGACCGCATCGAGGAGGAATATCCAAAGGTATTTGCTCTGCTGATCGCAAACCTTTGAAAGGTCAACAATCAACCAAACCAACCATCATGTCAGTCTTTAAATTGCGCCGTCCGAAAGCCCAATGGTCCAATCCGGAGGTGCCGGAGTTTTACGATACTTATTACCTGAAGATCCGGGGGGCGGATGGGAGGCAGATTCTGCGCAATACGAACGCGACGGACAAGGCGCTGGCGGAACGGCTGGAGGCGGCGGCGAAGCGGAAGATTAAGGCGGAGGGCTGGCAGGCGATGATGGATGCGCTGGAACCAGTGAAGGGGCGGGCGACGCTTTGCACGTTCAAGCAGCTGTTCGAGGCCTACGAGGCGGAGGGGGTGAAGGTGCTGAAGAATGCGATGTATGTGCAGCGGAATATCAATGCGATGCGGCGGGTGGTGGCGACGGCGCTGGATGCATGGACGATCCACACGGGTGGGATCCAAGGGAAGAAGATCGGGGCGCAGGTGGCGGACTGGACGCGGATCGGGGCAATGTCTACGGGGATCCTGACGGCGGAGCTGAGGGAGAAGTATTTCCAGAAGGCGCAGGGCGGGACGCTGGACTGGAGCGAGCCGCAGGAGGGGAATACGACGATCAATTCTACGCTGGCGATGGCGACGGATTTGTTTTCCAAGGATGCCACCTACCACAAGCTGAAGACGCTGCAGCTGCCGGGGACGCTGGACGGATTCCGCAAGGGGCCTTGGCTGCCGGAGGAGGATAGCCGGCCGGAGCCGCTGGATGGTAAGCAGTTCACCGCGATGCTGAAAGGCGCTGAGGAGCTGCGGCGCACGAGGCCGGCGCTGGCGCTGGTGAATGCGGTGCTGCGACAGACGGGGCTGCGAAGCGCTTATGTGGTGGCGATCCATGCCAGCTGGCTGGTGAAGGTGGGCGGCCGCTGGCATCTGGAGATCCGGAACCGGACGGAGCCGAAATTCCGCAAGAAGCCGGGGACGCGCGACCAGATGATACCCCTGACCCGCATGGTGGCGGCGGCGCTGTTGGCGAACCGCCGGAAGGGGGACTATCTGATCCTGCCGGGCGGGACGGAGAAGCAGCGGGAGGAGCTGGTGCGGATGCAGCACAATGAGTGGGTGAAAACGATCATCGGCGGGACGGGGGAGAGGACGCAGGGGAATCACCGGCTGCGCGATACGGTGGGATCAATCCTCTGGAGCATCGATAAGCCGACGGCCGCGCAGGAAGCACTGGGGCACAGTAGTGTGGATACGACGGCCAAGCACTATGCCAAGCGCATCGATGTCACGGCCCTGATGCGGCGGGAAATGGGGGCATGGCTGCAGGAGGAGCGGCAGCCGGAGAATGTGATCCGGATGGCGTGATGGCCGTGTTCTGCCTTGAAATCTTTGCTCCGATCCATGGGTAAGGGTAAGTTTTTTCGTCAGTCACGATCTCACCGGTTTTCCGCATCGCTTCAGCAACAACGGCCCGCAAATGATGCTCAGTAACCCAGAAGATCGAGAATCCCCCATGGAATCGGATATGGGCCAGTATCTCCGTCCTCCGTCCTGCCCGTGTCCTACGGTCGCGGGAAGCAGGACAATTCGCTGGAACCGACGCCGCAGTTTTCATGGGCGCGGCTCAGTTGGGGTGTTTGGATTTATCATTGCCATGAGGTGAGTGGCCTGCGATTTGGCGTCGTCGAGGGCGTTGTGGTGAGTGCCTCGGCGGGCCATGACTACTGCAGGATGCAGGTTTTTGACGGTGCGATAGCAGCGGTCGTTGTAGTATTTCCACGGGCGCGGCAGTTGGGCGTGGTCGTAGGCGTCGGAGAGTAGGACGTTGTCGAAGCTTGCACCGTTGCCCCATACTTCGGCGTCGGGGTCGCCTAACCATGCCGAGAAGCGCATGAGTACTTCAATGAGGTTGCTGCCTGGCTGGGTGATTTCGTGGCGGGCGGCATCGTTCTGGCGCATCCACCACAGTACCGTGGAGATGTCCAGGCGGAGCCCGAGGTGCAAGCAGCTTGCGGCGTCGATGCGTTCATAGAAGCTGTCGAGGATTTCACGGTTGCCGAATTTGACGGCTCCGATGGCGACGATTACGGAGCCGGGCTTGTTGCCGAGCGTTTCGAGGTCGAGCATTATTTGAGTTTTCATGGTGTCGGTGTCGGTTGGTAAGGGGCGGGCCACCATTGGCGGGTGGTGGGGTTGTAGAGGGCCATGCCGCCACGGCTGGGGGCAGCGGCTTGGGCGGCGAGGTCTTCGGCTTCGTGGTTGCGGAGCTGGCCGGTGCCGGCGCAGAGGTGGCAGGGATGTTCTTCTTCTGCGGGTTCCTGGTCTGCCCACCGGGGGGCCTGCAGGCGGCGTTGCTCTGCGCGGGTGTGCTGCTGGGATGCGGGGGCTGGGCTGACCCAACGCAGGAAGTAGCCGCGCAGGGTGCCGGATCCCCAGCATTCGTGGCAGGGCATGATGAGGTCTGGCATGATGTTATACGAGTTTGAGGATCTGGCGGAGGGCGGCGTATTCTTTGGGCATGGCTTGGCGGAGCCATTCGCGGCCGGTGCCGGTGGGCTTGGATAAGGACATGGGGCGGCCGGCGATGTGTCTTTCCAAGCAGTCTGCGGTGTAGGCGAAGAGTGTTTTGGCGATTTTGCTGCCTTTGATCTCACTGTTTAGGCAGAAGTTCCGCAAATGGTGGGCGGGGCTGTCGGCGCTGAGGTTGAGGCCTTTCTGGTAGGAGTCATGGAAGGCGGCGGCTTCCTGGGGCCAGCGGTGCAGGGCGATGCCGCAGCAGGCCCGGACGGCGGGCACGGCGAAGGGCGGTGGGACGGACCGGGAGTCTACGGCGGCGACTTTTCTGAGGAGGGGGAAGAGGGCGAGGATTTCGCGGGTCTGGGGTAAGGATAGGCGAAAGTCGTAGAAGGTCCAGCAGCGGACGATGGCATTCACAAGGGAGCAGAGGGAGGCGGTGTTTTTCTCGCCATCGATGAGCTGAAGGTTCTCGGCGAGGGTGCGGCCTTGGCTTTGGTCTGTGGCTTCTTTGGCTTCTGCCGGGATGCCGCGCCAGACGAGGATGTCAGGGATGCTGATATCTGCGGCGATGATGGCCATGAGCCGGTGCTGGCCGTCCATGAGGTTGCCGGATGCGTCAAAGGCGACGCCTTGGTGGGTGAAGCGCCACGCGCCGGCGAGGAGGTCGCGTTTGAGGATCTCAATTTGTCTCGGACGGGGCTTGCGGTTGGTGAGGTTGGTCTGCAGGTAGGTGCGAGCGAGGGATGGGCCGATGGTCTCGCGGGTGCAGGTGACGGGCTGACCGGTGGTGAGGGTGATGGTGAAGTTGTCGTATGGTTTGGGTTTCATGTGGTTGGTTGTCAGGCGAGGTTGAGTTCGGGAAGGCCTACCATATAGGAAGGCGGGAGAGGGATTTCCGGGCCGGTAGTGGGACGCCAGAGGTGGAGGCAGCCGGGGTGGTTGTTGATGTAGTCTGCGGCCGGAGGGTGGATCTGGATGACGGCCTGGTCCGGGGGCCAGAAGATGTCTTTGATGGCGGCCATCTCGGCCCAGCTGGGCGTCTCGCGCGGGGCGCTGGGGATGCTGACGCTGACGTGCTGCCAGCCGAGGCCATCGCTGGCGATGACCTTTAGCCGGCGGTGCAGGGGGCGGATGAGGAAGAAGCCGGTGAAGCCATCGCTGTCGTCCGTGCCGTAGTCTCCGGTGCGGACGCGGCATTTGTTGAGATAGGTGAGGTAGGCTGGGTTCATGGGGAAGTTCCGGTTTTCAGCTATTCAGGTTTCAGGGACGGGTGGGAGTTCCATCCAGTGGGTGATGATGCTGTCGAAGGGTCCTTCGGTTTGGGCGTCCTGCCAGCCGTCCGTGCCTTCGTCGGCTGGGCTCCAGATTATTTCCTTGCGGCTATAGACGCCGAGGTAGGTGCATTCGGAATCACTGCAAAGGACGCAGCGGCAGGAATCTGGGAGGGCGTCTGCGACTGGGATCCAGGTGGGGTAGCAGCCGGTGGGGCAGTGGGGGGTGTAGATGGGTGATGTCATGATTTTCTCTTGTTGGATGAGGTGGAGGTGCTTATGATGAGGAACTTATGAGGTTCAGATTTTTGTTATTACACGGAGATCCGTCCACGACGGGGCTTCCGTGGTGGGGATGGGTGGTGGTATGGTAGGACCGGCCTGGGGCCTGCTTGATGGGCGTGATGACGCTATTCGCCCGGGGGATGGGCAAACGCCTGAATTGACCGGGGCGGCTAGTGCCGCCTGACCCATGGGCCAGGGATTATTTTCCGACCATGCGCTTTTTGGGCGCTTGGATGAAGCTGGCTGGCGTCGGAGGGTTGGATCCGGCGTTTGCGTCTGACACGGGGCCTTCGACGGCGCTGGACTGCTGGCGCTGTTCCCACATGGTGCGGATATCAAGCGGGAGGTGGATGCGGCCACCGTGTGCGTCGATGTATTGCTTGACGGCAATAACGGCCCAACGGACGAGCTGGCCGACCTCAACGCCGTTGGCGCGGGCGGTTTCATCCAGCCATTTCCGATCCTCGGTAGGGAGGCGGAAGCTGAAGGGCTCCGTGTTGGATAGGGTTTGCTTAGGCACATCATTATTTACGCTGTGTTCAAAAAATTACAAGAAAGTTGTTGCGACGCAAGTATTTTCTGTCTTATTTTGAATTCATGAGCGTGACATTCACCAAACCTGAAACTGAAGTCAACCCCACCATGACGGTGCGGCTTGAACCTGAACTAGCGGACTTCATCCGCCAGATCGCCAAGGCGACCTGCAACACCACAAGCGGAGCGCTGCGGCTTTGCATCCGGAGCGCGAAGGAAGCCGGGTTGCCGGCTGGGATCCCATTTGTACAACCCGCCCCGGCGCTGGCGAAGGCCGGATAACCAATCTGGGAAGCGCCGTATGCGGAGCGCTTGGCGACTGGCAGGGCCTGCCCTGCCGACTGCTTCAATGGGGTTCGATTCCCCGGCTTCCCTCCATTTTTCAACTCAACTCAACTGAACCCAAACGAATGGAACCTCATTATATTGATGCGATGGCGGGCAATGATGCCGTGCTGGGCTGGCTGGTGATCGCGCTGGCCCTAAGCTGCTACGCGGCGGGCTGGTGGCTGTACAAGGATAGCCTGACCTATGTGCGGCAAAGACGCCAACAGGACCGTGCGCTGTGGCTGCGCCAGCTGGGGCTGGAGGCGGATGAGGCCCGGCAGCGGGCCGGACTGCCCCGGATCAATCGGCCTGTGAGTGTCCGCCACCCTTCAACCCCAACTGATTATTTGATATGGAAAAACCAACGCAACTAGACGAGGCGGAGCTGGACATGGCGACGATGGCGCAAATGGCGCTGCATGGATCTCCCTTCCAGCAAAGGCTGGGCGTGGCGCTGGGCTTTGCCACGCTGGATGAGGTGCGTGCGATCCAGACGGCCTTCCCTCACGTCTGGGCAACCTACCGGGAGATGGCCAGCCGGGTGAGCCGGGACGCTCCTTTCATAGAGCGGATGCCGCTGGAGCTGAGCCGGGAGGCTGCCGCCTCGGTGCTGGAATAAGGGGCCGCCACTTTCTTTTCGCACCCAATGGCAAAGCCGGCACCTGATTCCAAGCTGTGGACCGTCGCGGAAGCGGCGGACGTGTTTGGCGTGGAGCCGGGGATGCTGCAACGTGCGATGGATCGAGGGCTGGATAAGACGCTGTACGCCTTCCAAGAAAAAGACGGCGCGTGGGTGATTCCCGCGCGGGGGATCAAGGCGATGCTGGGATTCCAGCCAGTGCAGCTGCTGAGCATCGGCCGCGTGGCCGAGCTGCTGGACGCGAGCTATCACCATGTGTTCCGGCGGCTGAAGGCCCTCGGGCTGGTGATCGAGATCCCAGATCTGGGGATTCAGCGGGTGAAGCTGCCAGCCTTAACCAAGCTGATCAACGGGTGATGGCCTGTGCCGCGCCCTTCTTTTTTTTCTGCAAAATGTCAGGCTTGGAATCTACGGATTTGGAACTTTTCCCGGAGGATAATCTGGATGGCATCAAGCCGGAGACCCGGGAGCATAGTGCAGCCTACCTGCGGGAGCGCAATCCACGACTCTACAAGATGATCGCGGCCGCGCTGGGGTACGGGATGCCGGTGGTGGTGATCGCGCGGGACGTGGGGATTTCCGAAAATACGGTGCGGGCCGTGGCCTTCGCTGAGTGCAAGAGCGTGGAGGCCTACAAGGACAGCCTGCTGAGCAACCTCCGGAAGAGTCTTCATGGGGCAGCTCTGCGGCTTGCCGAGGGCCTTGCGCTGATCCCGGTGGATAAGCTGCCAGCAGCGATCGCGGCGATCAACCAACAGGTGCTGCTTCTGGAGGGCAATGCCACGGCGATCGTGCGGCATGAGCGGGGCGAGAGCCTCGATGATGTGGAGCAGCTGATTGCTGCAGCCCAGCGCCAAGCGCTGGAATCAAGAGAGGTGACGGGGAGAGTAGTGGAGGAGTCAACGGCCCTCCCGGCAATAGGTTATGGGCTGGAGAAAAAGGCGGCGGAGAATCCAGCCGCGCCGGCGGTCGCTGCGGCCGTCCCGGCGGTGGCTCCGGCGGCTGTTCCGGTGAAAATAGATGGCTGTGAACCGTCTGTTCATGGCTCGCAACCCGTTGATTTACAAGGGGTGACGGGAGATGATACCGGATTTTATACCACGGGAGGCGATGCCGAGAGGGGGGGGAGGGGGTCGCACCGCGAGCGGGTGGAGGTTCGACGTTACATCACTAACCTGTAAAATTTTATGATAGAAGATCCACTCACGACTGAAACGGACCTCCGGGAAAAGCTGGGGCTGCCAGCCAGGGCCCTGCAAAAAATACGGGCGACTCTGGCGGAATCCGACTGGAAAAAAGAAGGGCGCGGAATTTGTTATACGGAGGAGGGGGTCAAAAAAATAATGGCGGCGCTGGAGCTGCCGGATGAGACCACGGCCACGGCCGCCACGGCCGCTGCGTCGGTAGATCTCGTGGTGGTCAGGGCCACCAGGAACGTGAAGATCCTTATGGGCCGCGCGATCCTGTTCCCTCCGGGCCCTGCGTTGGAGGGTGACCTTGCGCGGGTCTTTGACCTTGATAGGAAAAGCATCGCCTCGCTGCGCTTCCAGCGGCTCCAGAAAGATGAGGACTGGGTGATACAGGATGGAGCCGTGACCTATACCGAGCGGGGCATCAGGCTCCTGCAGGACCAAGTGGTGCCGCTCGCCCGGATCCGCGTGCGGGACGGCCGGAAATTCCGCGCCGGCCTGGTGCTGGAATGTGAACCCACCGAAACCCCCGGCCTGTTCGTTTTCCGCGGCAAGGCCCCCAAAATCCACAGAAACTCATGAACCTCGTGGCCGATCACAGCGAATCCAACATGGTATTCATCCACTCCGCCTTGGATGACGCCGGGCTGTCCATGGCGGCGTTCCGGCTCTTCTGTCACCTGTCCCGGCGGGCCGGAAAAGCCGGGGTCTACCCTGCGGCGGAAAGCATGGCGAAAACGTGCCGCATGAACCAGGACACCGTGTGGCGAAGCCTGGCTGAACTGGAGGATCGAGGGATGCTGGTCCGCACGTCACGTCCTGGACGTTCCACGGAAGTCACCCTGGAACCGCCATCAAGGTGGCGGAATCCGGGGGGTGGCGGAAAAGAGGGGGTACCCCCTGAATTCCGCCACGGGGTGGCGGAAAAGGAGGGGTACCAGGTGGCGGAAAAGAGGGGGTACGAAGGATATCCATTTAAGGAGATCCAAGAAGGAGATCCACCCAAGGCTGCCGCCTTGGTGGTGGAGGAATTTCCCGGATTTGAGAAAACGGCAAATGTTCCACGCCAGATTAAAATACCTGCCAAGCGAGTTTCGGATGGATGCTTTGAAGCCCTGTGCATCATCCAAGGTTCCACACTATCTAATCTCACGAAAAGTGAAAGGGGGCGGCTGAATGCGGCCCTCGCCGAAATCCGCGCTGCCTGCCCGGGCCTGACTCCGGCCGAGATCCGCCGCCGGGCGGACGCCTACCGCGCTGCCATGCCCGGGGCCACCCTCACCGCCAGCGCCCTGGCAGCCCATTGGTCGCGCCTGGTGGATTCCAGCCCGCCGGATGCTGCAAAAAAATCGGGCGGCGCTGCCCGGCACTTTCAGGCCGACACCGTGCCCGCCGCGCCGGACGCCTGGCAGGACGCCTTTGAGGCCATCTACGACATCCAGCCGCGCGGCGAATGGCACCAGCAACAGGTCCACGCCCGCGATGCCGTGGTGGCCTACCTCACCTCAACCTCAAGCGCGGCATGACCTCCCCTGATTCCATCCGCTCCTACCCTTACGCTGAAACCGGCGAGAAGGGGGCCTTGTCCACGGCCATGATCGACCCCGGGCGCAACATGCCTCGCCTCTGCGCCCTCGTCACGGAAGAGGATTTTTACCTCCCGGCGAACCGCATCATCTTTGGCCTCATGCGGGAAGCGTACAATGCCGGGCGCATGGTGGATCCCACCCTCCTGCAGCAGACGCTGATGGACCGCGACCTCATGGAGAAGGTAGGCGGGCCCGCCATGGTGCCGGAGATCTACACCTTCGCGCCCAACTCCACTGCGCTGGAGCACTACTGTGAGGAGATCCTCGACAAAGCCCGCCGCCGGCGCGGGATCGCCCTCGCCGAGCAGATGAAGGAAGCCTTCCTCGACACCTCGGAGGAATGGCTCCCCAGCGTGGAAGACGTGGAGGCCAGCCTCATGGGGATGCGCAGCACCAATTCCCACAAGGGCCTGCGGGATGGCCGGGACGTGGTGCTGGACCTCGCGGATAGCATGGCCGCTGCCTTCAAGCACCGGGGGAATCCCATGGGCTTGAGCCTCGGCTTCCCTGACATCGACCGCGTGGTGAATGGCTTGCAGCCGCAGGAGTTCTGGATCCTCGCCGCCCGGCCCGGCATGGGGAAGACATCTTTCGCCACCGCCATCGCGGAAGCCATCGCCCTGGATGCCTCCAACAAAAAGAACTGCGACGTGCTGATGGTCACCCTGGAAATGTCCGACGTGCAGATCATGGGCCGCAGCGTCCTCGGCCGTGCCCGCATCGCCTTGGGCAAGAGCCGCACCGGCATGTTCTCGGCTGCCGAGGCCATGGTCTGGAAGGTCGCCCGGCGCGTGGCGGACGCGAACCGGGGGGCGACTGCTGACACGATTTACCGCGCCCTCGTGGTGGAAGCCGTGGGCGAGCTTGAAAGCCGCCTGGAAGCCAAGGCCGCCCGCCGTGCAGCGGATGGCAAGCCCCCCGTGGAACTGACCAATGGGCACATTCAAGACGCCCAAGCAGAAATCCGCCGCCTCTCCGAGTCCATCAGCAGCATCCTCACCGGCAGCCTGAAATTCTACGATGGCTACGGCGTCACGTCACAGGAACTCCGCGCCCAGATCACGGACTTTGTCAGGCGCATCGCCTGGGATGCGGAAAAGCTGAAGCAGGGCCACCAGCCCCCGCTTGTTATCGTGGACTACCTCCAGCTCGTGAAAGCCTGCGAGAAAAAGGCCAAGGGCGATCCACGCCTCGCCATCATGGAAGTCTGCGAAATGCTGAAGGGCCTCGCCAAGAAATTCCAGATCGTCATCGTGGGCTTGGCCCAGGTCTCACGCGGGGCGGAAGACAATGCCGGCCGCGTCCCTATGCTGTCCCACCTGAAGGAAGGTGGCTCCATGGAGGAGTACGCGGACGGCGTCGCCTTCGTCCACCGGGAGAGTTATTACAAACCTTGGGACAAGCTCAAAGAGGACGACCAGGAAAAATGGGAGGAATACGCCAAGGGCCGCAACAGCAGCAAGGACGCCGAGCTGCTCAAGGAACCGCGCTGGGACGGGGAGTCCTACTACAGCGCCCAAGGCATCTTCGCCATCCGGAAAGGCCGAGCCTGCGCCCAGGCGGACCTGCCCGTCCTATTCCGTGGCGACCTTGCCCGCTTCGCCCCCAAGACCGCCAGCCTGTATTCCAACAACCCCAACCAGCGGCAACAAAATCTCCCGGCCACGTCTGATGACGATGCCGGATTCTAACGCAATAACCCAACCAACCAAACACCATGGCAGAACACATCGAACTCGGTCGCATCGCCGCCGTCACTGGCAAATACATGAAGGGGGCGCAGGAAAAAAACCGTTATAAAAATATCGGCACGCTCATGCAGAGCACCCACTCGGATGGCCGCCGGAACCTCTGGGTTAAAATGGATGCGGATATCCTGCACGCCAGCCTCTACGCCCTCGTGCGCAGCGCCAGCATGAAGGCGGGAGATGATAGTTTTATCTGCTCCGTCTTTGAGCCCCGGGCGGAGGAGCGTAATGGCCAAGGCGGGAAGTCCGAGGCCGTCCCGCCTCCGGACGTGGATGGCGATCAAATTCCTTTCTGAACTTTCCGCGTGATCGCCCAGTCCTACCACCCCGTCATCAAGCCCGTCCCTGACGAGCTGCTGCTGACCCTGCCGGCGCGGCAGGCGGCGGACTTGGTGCGGCGGAGGGAGGAGGCGATCGGGCGGGAGCGCACGGACCCTCACAATTACGGGTATCATCCGCCCATGTGGCGGAAGGTGGACCTGCACGTCGCCGAGATGCGGCTGGCCAATCCCCTGGCGGTCCTGGAGATCCTCATCATGGGCGGGATCCGATCCGCCAAGACCGAGTTTGCCGCCGCGCGGCTGGCTCCCCATGTGATCCACTTCCGGCCCTACAACCTGCGCGGCGATTACGTCGCATGGACGTGGAGCCTGCACGAAAATGAACGCGCCTCCGAGACCATCGCGCAGACCCGCATCTACAAATACCTCCCGCCGGAGTTGAAAACAGACAGCGGGAAAGCCAAGCACACGCGCAGCACCAAGCTGTCCTACACCGAGGGCAGCGGGTTCACGAACGAGATGTTCATAACAGATGGCAGATTGTGCGACTTCAAGATGTATGGAGCCGATAACTCCACGTTGCAGGGAGCGGAGCTGACGGCCGCGTGGAGCGATGAGCTGGTGCCGAAGAGCGTGGTGGCCACCGTGAAGGAGCGACTCAACACCCGGGCCAAGGATACCGGCACCGCCGAGCACCGGCGGGACGTGGAGGCCTGCCGTGCCGATTTGCTGGCGGGCCGGGCCCTCACGCCCCAACAGGTCGCGCAGCTTTACCTGGCGGTTCACATCATCACCTTCACCCCGAAGGAAGGTTATTCGGCCACCGTGGCGGATTTCCTGGATGGCTCGCGCATCCTCGAGGAGGAGGACGCCGAGCTGCTGCCCCTCATGACGACGGGAGCCGATGGCGAAATGACCGTGGCAGGCTACCAAAAAGCCCCGCGCGTCCGGCAGTGCAAGAAGCTGACCCGCCGGGTGTTCTACTTCTGGACGCGCGATAACCCTTACGGGAACTGGGAGGGCCTTTGCAAAGACCTCGCCGGATCCCATGAGGACAACATCCGCATCATTGCCTACGGCGATGTCAGGAAAGCATGGGCCGCCAAGTTCCCAAAATTTTCCGACACCGTCCACATCATTCCTCTGGACCGCGTGCCGAAATCAGGCACCTGGTATCACGTCGTCGATCCTTGCGACAGCCGGAACTGGTTTCAGACCTGGTGGCTCGTGAGCGGGCACCGGCACTACTGCGTGCGGCAGTGGCCGCAGGCCGGCGATTACATCCCCGGGCACGGCGATCTGGGGGACTGGGCAGAGACCAGCCAGCGCGGCAAGGCGGACGGCGACCCCGGGCCGGCGCAGGAGGCGCTGGGGTTTTCCCTCACGGAATACAAGGCGGAGATTGCCCGCGTCGAGCTGGAGCTGGGGAAGTGGTTTTACAGCCTGGCTCCGGACGCCGCACCACGCGCCATCGAGGTGCATGAGCGGTCCATGGATAGCCGGTTCGGCGCTGTGGCCACGCCCACCACCGGTGACTACACCACCCTGATCGAGGAGTGTGAGGAGTTGGGCCTGCTCTTCGAGCCCGCCAGCGGGAAGGTCAGCAGCGAGGGGGAGGCCCTGATCAATGACAAGCTGAGCTACGATGCCACCCAGCCCGTCAGCAGCCTGAACTGCCCGCACCTCTTCGTGGTGGACCGTTGCGAGGCGATCATCTTCTTCCTCACCAACTGGACCGGCAAGGACGGGCAGAAGGGAGCCTGCAAGGATGCGGGGGACACCATCCGCTATCATCTCCTCTCCAAGCCGGAGGACTACGCCGGCCAACCCACCATGGCCCGCAAAGCCCGCGCCAACTGAACCCACACCCAAATATGAGCACCGCCGAAATCACGAAAAAATATCCACCCGTCATGCGGCGTGCGTTGGCCATCCAGTTGGTCGAGGAACTGGGGGCCACGGCCGGCCAGTTCCGGAAGCTGGCCGCAGAAAAAAAACTCCCCTCATCCACCGCTGGAGGCACCCGCCGCTGGTTCCAGCGGGATAGCATTGTCAAAATATTCACTCAATCCCAGTAACCCAACCACCTCCCGTCTCCATTTAACCAACACAAATTTCCACCTCATGAAAAACTACAAAATCCCAGCCATCCTCAGTCCACGTTCTGCCCCAGACGTGTCCGCCCTCATCAATAACATGGAGAACGCCCTCACTGATTCCGGCGATTTCCAAGGGCGCATGGAAAATAACGAACGGATCAAGGGCTGCTCGTGGGACGGGCAGAGTGCGGATGGGCGCAAGCATGAGGACGACCTCGGGCATCCGGCCACGCCGTGGGAGGGGGCCTCGGATGCGCAGGTGCCATTGGCGGAGATCATCATCACGGAGCAGAACCTGCTATGCACCACCGCGCTGGCGGCCGGCATGGCGCAGGCGGAGGCGGTGGATGGGGCGGATGACCCGGCGGCCGCCAGCGCCGTGGGGCCGGTGCTGAAATGGCTGCGCAGCGGCCCGCGCCGCCGCTTGCTGCGGGATCAGATCGATCGGGCCGTGAACGGGATGAACACCTATGGGCACAGCGTGCTGGCGGTGGAGTGGCACACTGAGCGGGGGTTGCGCGAGGAGGAGCTGACGGAAGCGGACCTGCTCGGCATGGCGCAACGCCTCATGCTGCAGACCACCATGCCGGGCCTGCAGCAGGTGCTCGAGGCCGGGCAGGAGAACCCGGAAAATGCGCAGAGCGAGGAAATGACGCAGGCGGTGCAGGAGGCGGAGATGGTGCTGATGCAGACGGAGCAGCAGCTGCAGGCGGCGCTGCTGGATCCGGCGAAGCGGCCGGAGCTGGAAGCCCTCGTGGGGCAGCTGCTCAATGGGGAAGAGGAAGCAACCCTGCATGTGGACAAGGACGAGATCTGCCGGCTGGTGGCCGCGCTGCAGGCCGGTGAACCCGGCATCTATTACCGGCCCTATCTGAAAACGAATGAACCCCGCTTCGAGGCACTGATGCCTTTTGTGGATGTGTTCTATCCGGCCAATACCACGGAGCTGGACCGCGCGGAATGGGTGGCACGGGTGCGGTGGTTCACCAAGACGCGGCTGCAGGATTTGGCCGCGCTTGAGGGCTGGGATGAGGCATGGGTGGAGCAGGTGATGAAACACGCGGGGCACGCCTTCGCGGGCCTGATCGGGCCCGGGCGATCCTGGCTGCTCGGTGGTGCGGCGGTGCGGCGGGGCATCATGCAGTCCCAGCAGACGGAGGAGTACCAGATCGTCGAGATCTATCACAAGGCCACCTGCAAGGGCGGCACGCCGGTGCTATACCGCAGCCTGATTCACCCGAGCGTGACCGGCCTCTATGGGTATCACGAGCCGGTGAACACCGTGAACACGGGCTTCCCCTTTGTCGCGCTGCGGCGGGAGCGGACGGAAAGCCCCTACCTGCTGGACAGCCGGGGCATCCCGGAAATGGTGCAGAGCCGTCAGGACGCCATCAAGCGCCAACATGATTCTGCCACGAACCGCACCGATCAGGAGCTGACCCCGCCCGCCCTGGTGCCCAGCAATCGGGCCGGGAATGAATGGAGCCTCGGGCCGAATGCCCAGATTCCCGTGAGGCGCTCTGGCACGCTCGAGTTCATGAAGATTCCCCCCGTGTCGATTGATAGCAGCATGGTGCGGCGGGAGGAGTGGAGGTTGGTCAACATTCAATTCGGGCGCATGTCGGAAGACGTGCCGTCCTCGGTCACACAACAGTTTTACACCAAGGTCACCACGGATTTCCTCGTGGACATTGGCAGCGCCTTCCAGCTGGCGTGGGGGTTGTGTCAGGCCTACTGGCCGGAAGAAGTCTGGCAACGCATCGCTGGAGTGCCAAAGCCAGAGCTGGATCCCTACGGGTTCGACCTGAATATCACCTTCGATGTCCGCAACCTGAACATGGAATGGATCATGGAGCTGGTGAAGCTGTATAGCATGTTCATCCTTCCGCTCGATGCGGAGGGCGTGTTCGACCGCGCAAAATTCGTGGAGTACGTCGTTGGCATGGTGAGTCCGCAGGCCGCCGGCCGGTTCATCCTGAGCAAGGACGCCGCCGCCCAGAGCGAGACCGAGGACGAGCTGACCCAGCTGGCCATCATCATGAGCGGGGCAGAGCCGCCCCAGAAGCAGGGACAGAACTACGCGCTGCGCCTCGGAGTGCTGGAGCGTTTCCTCCAGGCCAGCCAAGAGATCCAGCAGCGCCTGACCGGCAATGAGCAGATGAAGGCTGTCTTCAGCGCCCGGGTGAAATATTTCCAAGCCCAGATGCAGCAACAGCAGAACGCCATCACCGGCCGCACCATGCAGCAGACCGTGATGTCATAACCAACAACCAAGAACCAACAACTCCACCCACTATGTCTGAACCACAAAAATACTATTTCCCCAATTCCATCGGGGGCGAGCCGATGGAATTGGCTCTGATTGCCAACACGCTGCAGGCGAACCGCAGCCACCCGGCGCAGCGGGCCATGATCCAGATCGTGGAGGCCTATGCTCACGAGACGCTGCAGACGGCGGCGCAGGAGAACCTGATCCTGACCGGACAGGCCACGCCATTCCTCATGGCCTGGTCCTTCCTCTCCGCCATCCTCAGCGACGTAGCGGACTACACGGAAGGGCGCATCCCGGATCCCCAGCGCCCCCGCCCTTGGCAAACACAGAAATAACACCATGCAAAGGCTGGATGCCATCTGCTGGTGAAAGCTATTCCGGCAGGTTCCGGCAAGGTTGATCAGGGTCCGGCACAGTCCGGCAGGTGGTGCAGTGACAATCGGGAAGCGCGTGCTACAGGGCGGCCTGGCCATATGGCCTGACGCCCTGGCCGCGCTGGCCTGATTCCATGAGTAAAGATACCCTATCAACTATCACCGGAGACCTTGGCGAGCTTGATTCCGAATCGGCGGAATTACTGGCGTCCTGGAAGGCGGCAAAAGACGACGGCGCGGAAGACGCCAACGACGACGACGACGACGATCCATCCGGAGAGGATGACGAACCCGCCGAGGAGCAGACCGAGGAACCCACCGAAGAGGAGGAGACCGAGGAAACCGAGGAGCCGAGCGAAGAGGAGGAACCCCGGACCAAGGTGCAGAAACGCATCGACCAGCTGACCGCCAAGAGCAAGACGCTGGAAGCGGAGAACGCCGGCCTGAAAACTGCGCTGCAAAATGCGTCCGGCATCAAGCCGGGCCAGCCTCTCGCCCTGGTGCCCTTGCCGGAGGATCCCTTGAGCTATCTGGTCTCGGATGAGGCGGTGGAAGATGCCCTATCCAAGGCGCAGAACTACCTCACCTGGGCCAAGAAGAACCGGAATGGTGCCACCGTGCAAACGGAGCGAGGCCCCGTGGAGATGGATGCTGACGACGTCGAGGCCTTCCGCGAACAGCAGGAGGCCGTGTTACTAGCTGCCCCGAAACGGAAAGCGTGGATCACAGAATACACCGCTGCGCACGCCGCCGCCCTGCAGGCCTATCCGAAGATGTTCGTCAAGGACACGCCGGAAAATGCCTTCGTGTCGGAGGTCATCAAAGCCGTCCCCGGTCTGGCCCGGCACCCCAGGCATGAGCAAATCATCGGCGACCTCTGGATGGGCCGCCAACTGCGCGAGGGGAAAATGAAAGCCGTGAAAGCGGACCCTGCGCAGAAAGCCAAAGCCAACGGCAGTGCTGCCACCTCTACCGCCAAGTCGTCCCTATCTTCTTCTGCCTCTATCGCTGCCCCAGCCCGGAAGGGCGCGGCGGATAAGAGCGCCATCACCCAACGGGCCTTCTCTGGCGAGATGGATCCCGACGAAGCCGTGTCCGCCATGCTGGCGAGCCGGCATTAACCCTATCTAAAAACCAATCATAGCATAAAAATATGGCTCTGCTTACTGAACCCAACACAATCAACAAACGCGAGGATATCTCCGACGAACTCACCCTGGTAGACAGCCGGAAGTGCGTCTTTGCCTCCGTCGTCCGCAAGGGCGCTGCCCCCAATGCCACCCTGTTCGAGTACCCCGTGGACCGCCACGAAAGCCCATCACTCGGCGGCACGGTGGATGGCGTCGATATGACTACCGGAGAAACCGGCACCGGCCAGGAAAACATGGCCAAGCTGGCCGCACGCACCCAATACTGGCGCGAGGGCGTCGGCATCGGCCCTGTGGCGGATAGCGTGCCCGTGGTGGCTGGCGTCGGCAAGGGTCGGATATTCGACTACGCCATCAAGAAGAAGATGGAGAAGCTCAAGCGACGCATGGAATACACCTATCTGTCCACCCAGGAGAGCCAGGCGGATAACGGCACCGTCGCCAGCCTGACCCGTGGGATCGGGAAATGGATCCAGAGTGCCGCCCAGACAGATCAACCTGTCAATTCATCCTTCCGCCCGGGGTCTGCCCAGGTGCCTACCGTGGCGACCGTGGGTGCGGTGACTGAGACCACCCTCCGTGGCGTGCTTGAGGCCATCTGGAACATCACCGGCAGCTCCGACGAGCTGGCCTGCTTTTGCCGTAGCACCTTCCAGAAAGTCGTCACCGACTTCGCGGACGTGGAGACGCAGAGCACCACCTCCCTTCCACTGCGCCGCTACACCAGCCCGCAAAATGGGACCATCAGCCTGACCGTTAACCGTTATGTCGGAGATTTTGGCAGCGTGATGTTCATCCCCACCACCTTCATTGACGACACCAACGCATCGAAGCAGCTCGCCTACTTCTTGCACATGAGCAAATGGGAGACCCGGAACCAAACCAATCCGGGCCGCACCGATCTGCCAAATAACGGATCCGGCCGCCGCGCCATGATTGACGCTATCAACGGCCTCGCCTGTATGAATCCGATTGCGGAAGGCAAGATCGCTCTGACCTGACCGGCACCAACTTCAGCCTTTTACTGCCATGTCAGCAAAAACCAAAGATACCAAGGAGCCGGAAACCCCCGCCCCCGCCGCCCCAGAAGCGACTCCTGCCACTCCGGAACGGACGGGAGCCAGCGTCTACGCGCTCTATGCCGCCGCCGCCGGGGGCAAGTCCCACCGCAGCGAGCCGCTGCCGGTGGCCTACGCTGACCTGACGGAGGAGCGTCAGGTGATCTGGGACCAATTCGCGGCCGCCCTGAATGGCTGAACCCCTTTCCGCTTCCTGCCCCGCTGGATTATGACTGCCGATCTCCTCCCTGACGATTCACTCCACAATCACCTGCTGGCGACAGTGGGGCCGGATGTGGCGTCGGCCGTGGTGACGGAGTTCCGGCGCGGGTGGGAGGTGGAAAAAGTGTTGGCGGAGCAACGCCAGCGCCGCATTGCCCAGGCTTCCCACCGGCTCGGACGGCATACGGTGGAAGGGCTGGGGCAACTAACGCACAGCGTGGACCTCTTTGCCTGGGTGTATTGGAATGCGCGGACCAAGGGGCAGGGCTGGAAGCACCGGGAATTCTGGGATGAGTTCGGCCGGGACAACCCCGGCACGCGCGTGCCCTACGCGCCGAGGAAGACCACGGTGATGAACCTGAAAACGTGGCTGGACCGCGATAAACCCAAACCCCTGATCCTCACCGCCGCATGATTTCCGTGCCGTTCAAGACAGTGCTTTGGTCGGCGGCCCGCAAGCTCGGGATCAGCCCGGAGACGGATGGCATCGACAAGGCCATCGCCGCACAGCTCGTGGACGGAATGAACACGAGCCTGAAGCTGGCGTGGGAATACCACGACTGGCCGCAGCTCATGACGACCGCATCCTACACGGTGACCGCTCATCCTGACACCGGCGGATCGCGCTATCTGGCCAATGTCACTGGCACCGGCCAGGACAGGTTTGGCACCGTTTTCAACATCTTCGATGGGGATCCCAGGAAGGCCAATGCCAAGCGGCTGAAGTTTCTCCTCCTTGAGGATGGTTATTACCTCAACCAACACGCGCCGGCCACCGTCTGGGTCCAGCACCGCCGCCCCTGTCCCACCTTTACGGATGCGGTGTATGAGGCCCGCCTCTACGCGGTGGATGAGGTAGTCTATGTGCCGGGAGATGGCCTGGTGTACCGGTGCACTGCCTTAGTAAGTAGCGGCAATACCCCTGCCCCCGGACCGTCTGTGGCAGGATGGACCACCGAATATTTCCCAAAGTTCCTAGCCGAGGCCGTGAAGTACGGAGCCGTGGCCAGCCTGAACCGTACCGAGGGCCAATCCGGCACGGCCGCCGGGATCGAGGCCATCATGGTAGAGTTCCTCGACCACGAAATCGACCTGATCGCCACCCAGCAACGTCAACAAAAATATTACCAATCCTGACGCCATGGAAATCGGAGACGCTATCGTGCAAGCTGCTTTCGCCGCCGTGGCCACCGGCCTTACGGCGGTGGTGAAAATCCTTTGGTCGAGATCCGAACGGTGCATTGAGGAGCACAAGGCGAAGGATGCCAGGATCGAGGCGATGGAGAAAATCATCGGCGCTTGTGAGGCCGAGCACTGTCCCGCCCGGATCCGGCTCTGGCCGCGCCACGATTCTGGCACCTTCCGCAAACCGCCACCCGCTACCGCCTGACCTATGAGCAAAAACACCCTTGGAATCACCAACCTGACGGAGGCCGGCGTTGCCGTGGCCGCGCTGATGAAGTCCTATGCCGCTGCCACTGCGGACGGCCGCATCACTTTGTGGGAGTGGGTCCGGATTGGCATTGGCAATGCCAGTGAAATCCTAGCCTCCCTGCTGGATGCGGGCCATGTCTTCCCGGAATTACTTGACCTCACCCCTCTGGAGTTTGAGGAATTTTACTTCGCTGTCATCGGCGAGTTGGACCTGGAAAACGATGGCTCCGGCATCGCCCGCCGCCGCATCGGATCCGTGTATGACCTGGTGAAGCAGGCCCTCACCACCGCGCAGGAGTGGAACGATGAGGAAACCCCCTTTGGCGGGGAACCGCGCGACCCCCGCGCCCCCTGATCCTCTCCAGTTGCACCACCACCCCGAAATAACGGCTCCTTTCCATCCCATGAAACCCCGCCCCCTCCTCCCATGTCTGGCCGTCCTTACCACCGGCATCCTTACTGGCTGCGGCAGCACCGCCGGATACAAAGGGCCATCGCTGAAATTCGGCATCGGATACGAAGGCGTGGAGCTTTCGGTGACTCTGATCAGCAAGGCCCCGCTGCCCCCTACCCTGACGGAGGCGGGAACCGCCTTCAATGCGCTGTTGCCTGGTGGCAGCGGCAAAAACCCCACCCCCACCCCATGACTGCCGGCGACCGCTTCAATACCATCTGCTTCTTCATCATCGCCTGCCTCTGGCTGGGATTTATTTTCCTCTTCGCCCTCACCCACTTCAATCCCTGACTTTATGCCACTCATTAATGTTTTTGAAATCGGAGAAATTCCCGCTGCGGTGGGGCGGAAAGCCTTGATCCTGCAACTAAAATCCGGCGATTGCAATTTTGGCGAATGTGGGATGACCGGAGCCAGTGATACCCCCGGGAATTCTGGCATCGCCATGACCATCGGCGTGCCCATTGCTCTGACGGATGAGGAGCATAAGACCTACCAGCAGCCCATCGGCTTGTACTCCTTGAATGGCGCAGTGGTTTCCTATCAAAACATTTTCTGATCTGCAACTATGGCTATTAATATTCTTGGCAGCACATCCAGCGGTGGTGGCGGCTCTGACCCGACCAAAGCAAACATCAACAGTCCGACCTTCACCGGAACGGTAGGCGGTATCACCGCCGCCATGGTTGGTGCGGCAACGAAGCGTGAGTATAAGACTGCCAATTTTACCGCAGTCGCCTATGGCAGGTACGTGGTTTCGAGCGGTGGCACTGTGGTTATCAGCAACCCGGGGACGGGAGTACTCGGCGATCCATTTGAGGTTGTTATCGCGGCGGGGAGCGCTACCATCAATGGGACGACCTACTCTGCGAGTCGGTTCCCTATTGAGGTCGTGTGTAGTGTTGCAGGCACTCCGGGCACCTGGATTACGCCGACGGCAAATCTTTCCACGCCGCTTACAGTGACTGCGGCAACTGGGTACACTGGCACGCAATTTGAAGCGACTCTTAATGGGGTAAGTCAATTTAAAATCCGCTACGATGGGCTTATAACATTTGCTCCTGTAGGTGGTGACGGTAGCGGTATAGTATTTGCAGGCACATCAAATAGCAGTGCTTCTGCTTATGTTGGCCAATATGGCTTCAGATTAGCTGGGAATCTGGCGCTAGCTTGGTCAGCTCTAAAGGATTTAAACACGCCAGTTGCCTCAATTTCTCTCGACGGTACAGGAATCTTGGCACAAAGGAACGGAACCAATCCTCAGAACCTGCGTGTGTATTCCACCTTCACCTCACGTGGGGCGACGACGACCCTTGAAGCCCTCGATATCAGAGCCAGCACTGGCAATAATTTTGTGATCCAAACACTCAAGGGCAGCTCCGGTGGAACTGCCCGGGGAATCGAACTGCGGGGCGCGGGCACTGACACCAACGGAGCAATCACCAACGGCCCGCTCGGACTTACCATTGACCCATCAGGATACGTTATTTTGACCAATCTGCCCACCTCGACAACAGGACTCCCTACGGGAGCACTATACAACGATGCAGGGGTAATAAAGATTATTGTTTCTTAATTCCAATCCCCCAAAAAACATCACCATGGCAATCGCATCCGATATCCCCTACACCGTACCAGCCACCCCAGCAAAAACATTTGCGGAGTTGTGGGTTTCCCTTTTGGTCATTTCTGCCGATACAACCACCAGCGGCCGCGTGCAGATTGAGACGCTGCCTTATAACGCACATACAGGCGAGATCGGTCCGGTGGATGGGTTGCGCACGATTACCACGGACAAACTGTTTACCGTATTATCCCATGCCAGTGCGGTCAAGAGCCGTGCCGCCTATGCTGCAATTCTGGAGGCGATCCCAGAACTGGAGAAAGTCATCGCTGCAATGAAAGCGGAAGCTGCCGCGATCCCCGAATAACATGAACGCCCTGCTGCCCGCTACCCGCCCCCGACTGAGCCGTGAGGATGCCCTCGCGCGGCTTGCTGCGGCAGGCGTGACGCGCATCCCGCAGGAGGTGGTGGTGATGGCGCTGCGGGGCTACTACCAAGATGCAACAAGCAGCAACCAGCGGGGGATTTACGATGATGCGATGGTCATCTTTGGCTCGGATCACTACAGCACCTACAACGCCAACGTGGATCCCAGCGTGTTCCGGACGCACATCGCAAGGCTGAAGCCGGGAGTCTATGAATATCAGATCGGCATCCACGGGCTGAGCAAACCCAAGGCGCGACAATATCAAGCCTACGTGCAGGCGAGCGAGGTGACGGTGATCCGCGACGGCGAGGGCGAGGATACCGGCTGGTTTGGGATCAATCTCCACCGTGGCGGGGACAGCGGCACTTCCTCCCTGGGCTGCCAAACGCTCCCCCCGGTGCAGTGGACGGCCTTCAACGCCACCTTGAAGGACCAGCTGGCCCGCCGGGGGCAGAAGACATTCCGCTACGTCCTGATCTAATTTCCTAATTTCTCCATGCCGCGCCGCACCCCACAATCCCAAGGTGACCAGCCACTCCAGGTGGATCTGGATACTGGATTCGTGGGCGTGAACGACCGGCTGGATCCCAGCCTGCTGCGCTCCGGGGCCGGATTTGCCAACGGTCAGGAGCCCGCCGGTCTGGTGAGTGCGGCCCTGAATAACCGCTTTATCAGCAGCCAGGCGGAGACCCGACCGGCCACGGTGCAACCGATTCACTTCAACCCGTCATTCGGCGGGCTGCTGGGGGCCGGGATCTACAGCGACCCGCTCGGCCGCGAGTGGATGGTGGTAGGCACGCCAAACAAGGTCTGGCTCCTGGCAGACCGCTGCAGCCGGCAGGAGATCTCCCTGCCTGATGGTGTAGTGCTGGCAGGCTATCTGGATGCTACCGCGAAGTGGCCACGAGTGAATGTGCTGGAATTCACGCAGGCGTTTGGCATGCTGATCCTCTGGCGTGGCCGTGACCTGGAACCGCTGCACTGGAATGGCGATCAAAACCGGGGGTTCTATCTCAGCAGCGCTCCGCCGCCGGACCTGGCAAACCCGGACGCGCCGCGATTCCTCTCGCCCACCCCGCCCGGGGAATACGGCATCGTGGCTGCTGATCGGCTGTGGGTGGTGACGGGGCGGGATACCATTGCGTGGAGCGACTTGCTGGATTGGAATGCTTTCGACCTCAGCCTCAACACTGCCCGCCTGAACTCCGGAGAGGATGATCAGATCACGGCGCTTTTCCCTTTCGAGCAAAACCTCATTGTCTGGAAAAGCCAGTCTATCTTTATTCTGTCAGGTATAACTGGCGACCTCACGAATCTTGCGGCGCAACAGCTCAACCGGAACATCGGCTGCCTGGCCCGGCGCAGTGTGGCGCAAGTGGGCAGCGATGTGATCTGGCTGGCGGAGGGTGGCGTCTATCGCCTGTCCCAGACCAACGAGACCAGACTGACCTCGAACGCCGTGCCGATCAGCGACGCCATTGAGAACACGATGCGACGGATCAACTGGCTCGCCGCCTCGGCAGCCTGCGGGACCGTCCACGGGCGATACTACTACCTGGCCGTGCCGCTGGATAACGCTCAGTCAAATAACGCCATCCTTGTCTACGATACGGTGAGCGGCTACTGGCAGGGCATCGATACTTTCCCGGTGGTTGGGCTAGCGTGTATGCAAATGCTGCAGACCGATCTGTATGGCCGGCGCGTGCCGTTCCTGGTTGATTGGTCAGGAGGTAGCCGCATCATCGCTATGGATCAGCCGGGCCTTTGCGACCGGCGGCGCGTGCGCATCTTTGGCATTCCCGGAAGTACGGGCACTGGCACCGCCACCCCGGATATCGATATTTCCTGGAGCCTGACCACGCGCGGGTATACGCTGGGAGAGGCCGGCCTGAAGCAGCTGCGCAATGTGAGTGCTGCCACCGGCACCCAAGGCGCTGAGACCCGCGTCTCCTTGGTGGGTGAGGGCCCCGGCGAGACCCGCACTCTGAGCGATTGGCGCAGCTACTCCCGCACCAATTATACGCGGCACGGATTGACCCCGTTTGACCCCATCAATACGACTGACACTTTCAACAGCCCATACCGTGAGGACTATTCCATCGTGGCTGGCGATGGCACGAGCGTTGGAAACAACGGGCTGCCCCTGTATGCGCCCCAGCATTGGGTGCAGGCCTACCCGCTACGCCAGCAGGTGCGGTGGCTGGCCTTTACCTTCGAGAGCCGGAAGGGCCGCTGCACCCTGAAGACCGTATCCGCCGACGGAATCGGCGAGAGCAACCTGGCCACGCGCCGGAACTAAAGCCATGCCCAACCTTACCCTGACCACCACCCCCGGCCTGACCGCCACCACCACCACGCGGCTGGATGCGGCGGCCCTGAACGCGATCGCCAACCCCCTGGTGGAGCTGGTTCCCACCGGGGCTATCACGCCGGACTATCTGAACCTTCCCTCGCTCATCAACGCCGTGGGAGATCCTACGCGGAATTACCTGCGGCGTGGGAATTTCAACTATGAGGATTGGGCGGCAGTGGAGGCCACCACTGCGGCGGGTACCACCTCTACCGTGACCGCTGAATGGTGGTGCAAGGCTGCGGGCGGCCCGGTGACGGTACGTCGAGTGATCGATGCTCCTACCATCACCCTCCGCAGCACCTGGAGCGCGGAGCTGCAGGCCGGGACCGGGGTCACCAGTGCCAGCTTTTACACCTGGGTGCCACCATCTATCGGAGGCGGATTCCGCAGTGGCGATATCACGTTCTCGTTCTGGGTGAAGAACCAGACGCTATCCAATATTTTTGTGACGCCGTACATGGAAATAGCGTCGAACACGAATGAACGCCTGACGCTGCAGGCGGCCGTCAGCGGCACCACGACCACGGTGCCCACTAATGTGTGGACCCGCCTCAGCCTGACGGTGAATGCCGCCACATACGATCTGAGCAAGGGTGCCGGCTTTGGCGTGGTGACCACGAGCTTGAGCGCCACCGGGGCCGCGATGAGAGTGGCACAGGCCCAGCTGGAGCCGGCCTCCGCCGCGACTACTTTCGCGCGCCCTGCCGCTCCCGTCGCCTCCCTGAGCCTGCTCTCCCGCCTGACCGATGCAGAGCGTATGCTGGGAGCGGAGCTGGTGGTGCAATTGACGAATGGGGAGCTGAGATTATTCCCCAACCCCCCCACCAGTATCTTTGCTCCAGTGCTCGGCTTTAATCGGACGTCTGGCATTCCTGTCTGGATTGATAGTAAGGGTTTCATTGAGGTGTACCAATACACCGGAGCGGACCAATTGCTGACGGTGCCCGCAGGCATCACCAGCATGGAGGTGTACTGCTGGGGCGCTGGCGGGAGCATCAAAGCGGACAAGCCTGGTGGCGTAGGCGGATTTGCCTATGGTACTTTCCCAGTAGCTGCCGGGCACTCTTTCACTTTGGTG